GTCCCATTCATAACCAACACCATAACTAGAGGTTAGCTCATAGTTTATTACTGCACCCTGAACACTGCTAATAGTTAACGGACTGGTTATTGAAGGTAGATTAGTTGTCGAAGTCCCAGAGCTAGAAAATATAGCGTTTAAAGCGTCACAAGTTTCTACAGCTGTAGCACCATATAGCGTATCAGACTCATCAACGTACTCAGCAAAGTCTATCCCTGTCGTTATATCTAAACTTTTAGCTGTGTCACTTATTGAACATGTGTCACCATTAACTGTAGCATGTAAAGAGTTTAAAAACTGCGCACCGTTTGAGTCCTCTATAAATATAGCGTTAGCTGAGCTATCTTTATATACTTTTATAGTCATTGTTTTATCACCTGAATAGCTGAACCTGCGTTTACTAAAGTACCGCCAGCACTTAGCCTAACCTCTAAACCTATCGGGTTGTCCCTCGTGTTCAAATCTCCCATGTATATTAAGTCTGGTACTAGAGACCTTCTATATCCAACACCTGAACCACTATCTAAACGGCCTACTATTTTTTCAAGTGTATAAGAACCTGCCCCAGTGCCTAGCGTGTACCTAAACTCTAACAATGTGTTATTAGTGTTTGGAGTTACAGTAAAATCATTCCTAATAAGTATACTCGACCCCAAGGATAGTTCGGTTGTATCTAACTTTCCCGTACTTGTGTCCATTAACTCTGTAACACCACTGGGTGCATATGTTTTATTAGTAAAAGCACCTAGTCCGTCATTAGGTATAACTGTCCATGTATCTTCCAGTAACGTTATTGGTGTTGTCGAAGTTGATGTGTCATTGTAGTCAATGAATCCATTAGTCCCCGTATTCCCCGGTAACGTACCTTCCAGCGCCTCCTTGTAATACCTATACTCCAAACCGTTCAGACTTTCTAAAGACATTATAGCACCCCCAATTTAGTCTTGTAATAGAGTGAAGCTAACTTACCAGTACTTAACTCCGAGCTTGTTAGAGAGAGTTCCTTCAGGAAGAAGGCCCTCTTAGCCTCATTGATTGTCATATCTTACCCTCACTTCTTTTTAGTTATCCTTCCGGCATTGCCCATATGTTTCTTAATCATGTTAGTGTCAACATTCATAATACCTTTTGGGTTCTCTTTAGTGGCACCCTTAGGGATACCCCCCTTCTTCTTCTGGGGAGCTTTCCCCAGCTTAACCTTCACGTCTGACATTATTTCTTAACCTTTATCTCTGTAATCTTATTACCTAACAACTCAAGCTTGTCACCTAAGTTGTCCATTGTATCAATCAGCCTATCATAGTTCTTAGACTGACCTTCCATTTGCGCCTCAAGACGGATAATCCTAGCCTTATTCTCACCCATGTTCTGCTGGAGTAGGATGTCATACTTATCTAGGTCTACTATCTTCTCAGCCAGTACTTTTACCGCCGTGGTCTGTGAAGCCAACTCTGTTTTTATGCCTGCGTACACTCCTACGCCAGCACATACAAGAGTAGCAACACCTATGACCGTGCGGATAGTTTCCTGACTTAAGCTCATTATCCATTTTCCTTCCTAACAGTCTGGATAGTCCCAGCAATCATACCTGCCCCTGACACAATAACTTCAATGTGTTCTGGTGCAATCACTACACCACAAGAACCTAATATAATACTAAGACCAATATAAGTAGACTTCTCTTTAAGCCTATCCATTAACCATTCTTTCATGTTACCACCTCGCCTTTTTAGTACGTGTATCTATATGCGTAAAATCATCATAAGCACCTAACCCGTATTGGTCAGGGTACTTCCAGTTTAAGTATTGGGCCACCTCATCCGGGGCTATACCACTAACTACAATGTCAGCAGCCCTCCCTCTAATGTGATAGGACTTATCAGAGCCACCAACCTTACGGTTGTAAGTAGGGCACCTATTACCAGAGGTGACAGTGATGGAAGCCTGATAGGCCTCCCTCAACTCTTGTAACACCTTTACCAATTCCGCATCAACTGTGTCATAATCACAGTCTCCGCAGTTACACTTAAACTCTTTCCTGCTGAAGTTCTTACTCAGCTTTGTCATCTTGCTCTACTCCGAAGATAGCTATAAATTTTTCATCAAATGTTTTCTTATAGTTAGTATGTCCCTCTAAGTGCGCACCCATACGTACAAGCCTATTAAGCATAGCACCCGCCTTGGCGTTCAGTGCCCTCAGATCAGACGTAGCAGCATTACCTAGCCTAACCCCTTGCTTGGGCTTAAACACCACACCACCGCCTTGGAAGACAGGCTCAAACAGGTCTGTAGATTTAGCATCAGTGCCTGAGCTTGTAACACCAGAGATGTTAACTTGCTCATACTCTTTCTTAATGGCAGGCAGTACACGGTTAGTATACAAGTCCTTCATCACACTATCAGCGTCAGCCAATACCGCAGCAGGTACACCACCCTGTGTAGTTACTAGTGTTCCCACCTCAGGGCTAGCTAAGAAAGCACTCACCTCGTTGAACTCTTTAGGGTTCTTAACACTACTAGCGTAATCAGAAACACCGATCAACGTAGACTCAAGCTGTGTATTCATAGCTTGTACTAAGTCCTGTGGATTGTCTGCTTGGTTAGAGTTCTTAACATTATCCTTAATGAACTTAAACCTACCACGTAGCGCCTCAGTTTGACTGGCATTCTTAGCTGTAACACTTGCTGGGGTAAACTCTTCACCCTCACCTAAACCTGCTTGAGTGTTGTTAGTAATACTCTCTAGGATTTTAGATGTGTGCTCATTAAGTGTAGGCAGCATAACAGTGTTAGGGCCTAGGATTTTAGTTAAAGCAGACAGCCTAGCTGTGGTATCATCCATCATGTAGCTGTATTCAAAGCCTGTACGAATGTGATCTACCTTACGCTTAAGTGTATCTAACTTAATCTTCCCTGTGATAGCGTCCTCATAAGTTTTCTTAAGGTCACCTAGTGGGGAAGAAATACTACGTAGTACATCACTACCAGCCCTAGCACCCACTTGGTTTACAGCAGCAGCCGTTGGGCCAAACTGAGTTTCAAGAGCTTCTAGTGCTTGTGCCTCTGTTATAGTACCCTCTTGGAATTGATCTAGCGTAGAGCCAAACTCCTTACCAAGCTTGTAATATTGAGACTGCCCTAGGTTGATTACAGCAGTCTTAGCTGTAGCCACCTTGGTAGCTTCACCAACTGTAAGAGATTGTTGAGAGAAGCTTAAGTCAGACTCAGCTTTCTGGCGTAGTTGCCATGCCTCTAGTCCCTTAGCTTTCTCCTCATCACTATCCCCCGCATTAATAAAGCCATTCTGTGCAGCCTTATTCTCTAGGTCTATCCTTAGCTGTTCTTCCTCTGTACCTTCCGAAACAACCTTGCCTAAACCAACAGTGCCTTGAAGCTTAGTCATGGTCTTAGACATAACGTCAAAGGAACCACCATCAGCTAAATACTTCTTAGCGTTATTCCTCCAACGCCTAGCACCCTCAGATTTAGTCATTGATCCTGTAGCTACAGCATCTGCAATATTCAATTGCTGTGAGGCAAAGCCTGAAGGGTCTTCACTCTCAGGTGAGAATACAGCTTCCACCCCTTGTGCAGCTACTCCTAGGGCCTTACCAATATTACTAATAGTAGAGGCCCCAGAGGTGTCTTGGACACCCCCAGTGCTAGGTGTAGATGATTGAGTATCGAAAGCTACATTGCTTGTGTCAAATACTCCTGCCATTATTTATACTCCAATAAAAATTCATATGTTGAATTAAGTTGTTCTTTAGTGTAGTTCATAGACTCAGGTAAGTTATCAATCAACATCTTAAACTCTGCATTGTCAGTGTGACCTGACACATTCATTACAGTTTTGTATAAGCGTAAATCTTTACTTTCCACATCCTTCTTAATCATTCGATCTAAGTGTTTACGTGCAACTTCTTCCGTAGGGCCTTTCCAAACCCTCCAAGCCTCATTATACATACGTATAACATGATCTGACTCAGATGGTGTTAGTCCGTCACGGAACAGTTGCTTCTTATAGTCACCGTACCATTGAGCCACATCATCCTTAAGTGCTTTAGATTCCCTGTAGGTCTTATCAGCTACCCACCTAGACATAGTCTCAGTGGCTGTAGGAAAGCCTAGGGAAGCCATTAGGGCCTCACTCTCACTCACGTTAAGGTCTAAGCCATTGGCTGTCTTACCAGCCTCCATAGCGTAGGACGCCTTCATGAAGTTTGAGTAACCAGAAGATAACTTAAGGAAGTCATTAGCAACCATTGTAAAGGTTGTTGGTGTCTCTGTGTAGTCATCTGTAAGGTTGAAGAACCTACCAGCAGTCTTAGCTAAGTTAGTTACACGAGGGTTATACCCAAAGAATAACTGACCTGATGGAGTTGAGGCTACCATCTTACCAATGTCTGTAGTGAACAGGCCATGGATGAACTCAGCAGTGCCGTACATATCAACAGGGGCTAAGCCACTGAAGTCTACTGTAGCAGTACCATCAAAGGTTTGATTTAGTAGCGCATTAAAGAACACACCTTCTAAACCATGCACAATAGCATTACGTGCTAACTCATCTTCTGGAAGTTCTAGTCCCATGTCAGATACAATCTCATACATTGCAGCAGGAGGTAGTGTATACATAACTGAGTTGAACAGAGCTAGCTTAGCCCTCTCAGCTTTAGACAAGTTACGGTTGAACAGCATTTGTGTTACAGCTTTATGTGGAACCTGCATGAACTGGAACAAGGCAGCAAAGCTATCTTGATTATATTTCATATCCCCAGCAGCATTCATGTTGTAGGTGTAGTTCCTAGCTAAGCCAGTAACCCTATCAGCCACTTCCGCATCAGCCATATCTAAACCTTCATCTACAGCCTTGTAGCGTTGTGCTAGCCAAGCTGTCATCATGTTCACGTTCTCACCAGCATCAAAGCCAATCTTACGTAAGCCAGATAAAGTCATATCAGTAACTTTACCACTACCATGAGTAACCTTGTTTAACACAGGTACATCCTTAGTAGCGTCCCTTACAAGTCCAGTCTTAGTCGATAGTTCATCAGCCAAGTCACCTAAGGCACCCCTCACTAGGTTCTGCTTATCAATGGAAGCAACCAAGCCACTACGCTTAAACTGCTTGAACATTGTCTTAGCTTCACTAGCTGTCATATCTAATGACTTAAGTAACACCTTGCTAGGTTGTAGACCCATCTGTAGATTGGTTAACAGCACCACCTCTAATGGAGCACGTCCACTAGCTACATACTTAGGGAAGTTAGCTGCAAGCTGTACGGCCTGATGGCTCTGTACAATGAACTGACGTGCTGGGTTAGAGGCTAGGTACATATTAAAGGCAGCGTTCTTACCTGCTGCTGTAGGGCCTCTACGCTCTGATAAATCACGTAGCCCTTTCTCTGCACCTTCACTATACTTACCTAGGAAGTTAGCCATACCATTGAGGATAGATTTGTAACTATCATCAATCATATTAGCGTAACCACCTTCAAGGTAGTCAATGTATTCCCACGTAGCCCTAGCGTCTGCTAGACGTTTACTGTCCTGAGTGTTCTTACCTTGGTAAGCTACATTCTCAATGGAGGAAGGGAACACCCTCATACCCATATCATTAGTTGGCAGGAACTCCGCAAACTGATTCATGAAGCGTTGCTTAGACGTCTCTAACACTCCACGCATACTCACCCTATTAGCTGTAGACCTAGCTGAATGAATCATACTATCAACTGGGTTAAGGATAGGTGTCTGTGAAGGGTCTAGTCCACCACTCTCATGGTTAGAGCCTAGGCGTTCCCCACGAGCACGTTGTGTACTACGTCCAGAGTTCATAGCTACGTCCCAGCGATCATCCATACTCTGCCTAGTACCTTTCATATCTAGTCGTGTGAAGTATTCGCCCTCAGGGTCGTTAGCCTGAATACGCTTAAGTAGTAGTTCCTTGTCCTTAATTGTACCAGCCGTAGCAACAGCCCTCGTCATCTCCTTACCCCCGACCAACTCCTTCTTAATGATGAAGTGAGGGTCTGTGTAGTTTACAGTGTAGTAACCTTCCCTATAGTGTAACGCCTGACTGTTGTCAGTAAGTCCACGTAAGTAACCACCCTCCTGTGTGTTCTCAACTAGCATCTGCCTAGCTTGTCGTCCACTAACATTCATTGGGTCTTTCAGGATTGCCACACTACTGCCCTTTGAGTAGATAGCTTCTAACTCGTCGGGGGTAAGGGTTTTAATCGTACCGGAAGTTACGTCATACACTGACAAATCTTCCACATCTTGTTTACGTAAAGGCTTAACAAACAGTTGTGTGTCAGCCCCTTTGTTAACATACTCTTTGAAGCCTTTATTCTGTAAAGACCTTACGGCGTCAACATTCTCTAACGCGTATGTAGTGTCCCAGTAGTTAGACCACTCATTCAATACTTCTCTCTCACTTGCACTAATACCTTGAGCATTAAGCTCAGTATCAGTTAAGCGCTTGCCTTTATGGTTCTGCTCTTTGATAATACTATCTAGTACAGACTGACGTTCTTTAGGCAGCTTTAAGAAGTTATTACCAAATCCACTACCAAGTTCTAGAAGCTTCTTCTCCAACTCAGCAGCCTTATCCACAGCTACGTTAGCAGCCAGCGTTAAGTGTCCATCTAGCATGGACTGTGGGTCTAACGCATAACGTTGTACACCAGAGGCAAAGCCAGCCAACTTACCTGTACCATCCATAGCACCAATACGGTTGAATAAGTTATTAGTAACTGTTAACTCATCCCACTTACCCATATCCATTGGGTTAAACTTATATTGGTAGTCAAAGCCTACTAGGAAGTCTGGCCTACCAGCTTGGTCTGCTACTGTCTCAATGGCCTTAACCTCTGCTACAGTGGAGGGTACATACTCATCCCCATCCCTACGTAACACAGTTAGTTGATCTTTAGATACGCCATAGTCTCGTAGTGCCCACTCAGCTAGGTCTAGTGAATCATCTACACTACCCCAACCACCTTCAGTAGGGCCATAGATTGCCCTCACCTTAACACCATCTGCCACAGGATCAACTGAGAACATCTCTTTACGTGCAGACATGCCACTAACTTTCTTCAAGTCATTAACAGCATCAGCTCTTAATTGCGTCTTCTCATTCTTAGTATACTGAATAGCGCCATCATTACCAAAGGCTTCATCTACAATGTTTAAGTCTGGATTACCAACCTTGTTGTTAACACTGCCATCAGTCTTGCCAATCTCTGGCATCATATCTCCAGAGATTGCATCAGCTCTACTAGTTCCGTACATAGCCTCAGCAGCTTCACCAGTTTCATCCAATGAAATCATCTCATGAGAGGTACGGTACTTCTCTGTGTTAGTCTCCTTGAACACTTGGCTGGTGGATGAAGGGGCAACCTCTGATCGTGCAGCATCCCTTGTAGCGTTGGATAGGTCGTCAGCTTGAACCCTAGACAGCCTACGTAAACTCTTAACACCTGAAGCAATAGGGCCACCTAATACAGTCATGTCTAGTACAGATACAATATTATCTAACCATACATCTGAGTCAGTGTAGTAGCCATCCTCTAAGAATGTACGCAAGAAGTTAACCTTCGTGAAGTCATTCTGATCTTTCATTACAAGAGAAGAGTTCGTACTAACAACATCGGCAATCTTCTGGGCAAACTCTAGTTGTTGATCCACTGGAGCTGAGCGTAGCTTATCAATGATGTCTTGCTTAGCACTACCTAGAAGGGCCAACCCCTCCATTGTGAACTCATCATCTAGTGAGGTTTGAATCTTAGATGCCATAGTACCTTCTACAAAAGGTAGTACAGCTTGTAAGAAATCTGCTGTAGCTGTAACACCATCTGATGTAGAGCCAGCCACTGCACGGTTAAGGATGTCCTGCTTAGCCTTCTTAAGGGCCTGTACTTCCCCCAGAGAGTCGATCATGTTAATCCTACCCACTTCCCTCTCTACAGTCTCATTACGTCCCTCAGGAGCTTCTACGGCCTCTGTAGCTAGGATGGTATTAGGATCGTACAGAGAACTCTCAGGATTCATAACAACCTCTGAGGCTGCTAGCTTTTGTTCATCTGAATACTGAGGATCAGCTAAGAACTTAACTAGCTCATTACGAGCATCGGCGAAGGCTTCTTTCCTTACGCTATCAACAATGTTCTTAGCTGCATCTGACTCAAGCTCTACATCAAGTTGTGAACTAACAACCCTGTAAGATTCAACAACTCCTTCTACATCTTTCTGTAGAAGGGCTGCCTGCGAGGCTGCATTCATATTAGACTTACGGTTGTTAATATGTACAGAGTCCTTTACTTCAAAGTCATCCATACTATATGCGTCTTGCTCCAGCTCATCTAGTGTGAACTCAGGAGCTTCTAATACAATCTCTTCTTCTGCCATTTCTTATTACCACTCTGTTGGAAGCCAAAGCTGGCTCCTTGGAAAGCCAAGTTAGCTAAGGCTTGGTGTTCACCAGCATCACTCATAGCGTCTGCTGCAAACTGATTAAATTGTGAAACATTCAAACTGGTAGCTTGTGAACCCCTGATAGCTGCATTAGCTGTGGCTACACCTGTGGTTAATGCACTCTGTGCACCAATCTCACCTGAACTACCTTCTGTGCCTTGAGCTTGGGAAGCCTGTAACACTTGTGCCCTACGTATACGTTCCTTACGCACGTTGGCCCTACGCTTAGCAATATCATCTGCTTGCCCTTGGGCTGTAGATATTGCATTGGCCTTCTTCTGTGCTCTGTTAGCCTTACGTTGATCCTTAGCAGCCTCTTGCGACTCATAAGCTCCATACGCAAGTAGGCCAACTGCAACCGCTGTCATGACTGCCATTATCCTAACCTCTTCCTGTAAACAGTTTCAGTCTTAACATAACCCTTAGGTATCTTGTGTTCGTAGCCTTCCTTGAACATTATAAGGCTTTCATAAACACCACGCTTACTGAACTCTTCTTCTGCTTTATCTAGTAAGGACTTAAACACGCCCTCACCCCTGTATTCTTTTTTAACGTACATGCCTATCTCTTGTGCTTTAACGCTGTCAGAGATTAGGTCTGGTACAATACTACTACACACATACCCAATAAGAACCTCCTCATCAAATGCTGCTACACAAGATATTAGAGAGGCACTTATCATGCCCCCCAACAAATCCATATTAACTTGGTATGGGAGGCCGGAGAATTCCTTCTCCACCTCCTCATAGTGTAGCTCACCTAATGAGAAACAATCCTTAATGTCTTCTGCGTCTGTCAATACTTCAACATTAAACATTACCATTAATTCCCAATACCATGGACATACCTATTAGTTGCATATCCTTCTTAGGTTCAGTTCTCATCCTAACTGATAGTGCCCTACCCTTACCCCTAATCTTATTCTTAGAGATAACAACAGAGTTACCATCATCATAGCCATCACCAGTACCCTCAGGCATGTACACCCTGCGCTCCCTGTAAGCTTGGAATTCCCTAGTCCACCTATTGGAGAACTCTAGGTTAGTCCAGCCCCATTGAACTTGAGTCAAACACGAAGACTCATTCAGAGGGATAAGGTCACCATCAACCTCTTCAAAACCAGTCTCAGTCTTATTGAACAACATAGTTAAGTAGGGCATTGACTTGTAGCGTTGAGTGTCACCACCTGTTAGGTAGCCTGTGATAAGCTCTGATGCTGCATCCACTGGTGTTGGCACCACCCACTCAAAAATAGTGGACGGAACAGGGAAGGTCTCCCAGTCTGTAAAGGTTGGGTCTGACAATAAACTAAACCCATATGTTGCAGTGTAGTCCTCATTAGGGTTGTCCTCCAAGGCCAACTGCCCAATGGTGTATATGAAGTCAGCAGTCTGATCTACTATAGCTGCGTCCTTAATAATCACATTGTCGCCTGATACAGTTACATTGTCTGCACCAACAATCACACTATTTGATAACTCAAACTGAGCGCTAGTTGGTAGGGCTAGTACACCCAATACAGTGACATCCCCACCTGTAATACCACCTTGGACTAAGTGCTTGTAGAAAGCTCCCACCCTAGTATTGATAGACAATATCTCTGTACCAGCTTGGGTAGGTATTGTCCACTGGACTAAACCTTTTACATTAGATGCAGCGCCTACTGACAAGGATAGGGAGTTGAAACCCAACCCTTCAAAATGCTTGTCCAACACTCCAGCACTAACTAAGTTATGTTGTAGCTCACCGTATTGGTTACGACTAATAGAGTTTACTCCCTCTTCACTCAGGTACATAACACTGTCACCAATGTTAACAATTGAGTTAGAGAAGTTACTTATCCTATCAGTCACCTTAGTAACCTTGTACGAGGTTGCTGTAAAGCCTGTATTGTCTGTACCACTGATAGCCCACACACCTTTAGATGTGAACACTAACAAGGATTGACCAAAGGCTTTAAGGCCAGTCACCTCATTAATACCTTCAATGTTTACAAAGCCACCGTCTGTATCAACTACACCAGCGCTATCTACACTGTTAGGGTCGTCTTCTTGATAACACTTGAAGAGGGACGCGTCATCAACATTCAGTTGGCTGAACAGTATCATACTCTCCAAGTTAGGAGAGCCGCTCCAAGGGTTAACCTCTTGACCATTAAATCCAGCAAACCACAACCTGCCTGCAAAGAACTCAGTGTGCTTAGCATCCTCTTCTGGCCCTGCGTCATCCATAACATTATCTGAGGGGTATAGTCCATTCCCTATCCAAATGTTAGTCACTGGGTTATTATCATAAGTCCTCTCTAAAGACTCCACCCTAGTACTTCTACGATTTAACAACTCAATTATGTAAGACCCTTTTGGCCTTAACAAACTGAAGGGTGTAGAGTTCAGTAGGGTAGTGTAGTGAAACTTATCTGCTGATGGCTCAAATGTATCATCAGTCTTAGGGTATGTGTAGTCATTTAAACTATCCCCCGGTGCTGGCAGACTTGTAGCTATGTTAGGCCACAGTGGGTCGTACTTAGCTGCTAGAGTTGCTGGGATACCAGCCTTAGCCCAACCAGTGTTCCTAAGATTGTATATGTAACTAGGGGCATCAGGAAATGCTGTCAGGTTGAATATAGGGCGCACATAGGAGTTTGAGTCTTGTGTCAGGTCTAGCCCATTATATATGGCGCTTAATCCCCACAAGTCCCTCACTTTTAAGGGGTAGGTCTCCTCAGTGATTAATGTCCTATTCACCTCATCATATGACAGGGTGGCAAACTCCCCTTGTACGTCATTGGGTACTACTAACTTCTTACCAACCTGTATAGGGTTAGCCCTACCACCTAATGTAAAGTTAAGAGCTACTCGGATTAGCCCAGTGCTTGTAATAAGGAAGAAGGCTGCTGTCCTCGATGGGTCAGTAATCCTGCTACTATTACCCCTCACTAGGACTAGTAGGTTAGACTCACCAGAGGCCCCTGCACCCTCCCAAATGGATGTATGTAAAACCTTAGCACCAAAGCTTAAGTATTCCTCTAAGGTGTTCTGTGGAGCAGATGCATCCCCACCATCCACCTTAGCCATACCTAGCCTACGCCTAACACTACCATCTTGTTCTATACTGAAGTTTGTTATGTCAATTGCACTATCTGGTTGATAGTTTAAAGGGCCAGCATCAGTGTTCCAACCCTTTGCAAAAGAACTAATCTCTATTGGACTACTTGCTCTCGCCATCCTTTACTGCTCCTTTCTTAGCAGGTTTAGAAGCCTGAATTGCCAAGAAGCGGTCAATGGCCAACTCTGCTTGTTTAGAGTTGGTGAATGAACCACGTAGCTCTAAATGTACGCTACCTTTACCTGTAGCCTTAACTTGTTTATAACCAAAACTGCCATCACCTACAATCTGATAGCCTTTATATTCTAACATTTAATTTCCACTCCGGAAGGTTGGGTCACGGTGATAGGTTCTTCCACGTCTACCGTAATCTGGGTATTTAATTCCACCTTTAACTCTCCATGCTTTCTGAGAGAGGAATCGGTGTTGTCGTTGTGCTTCTTGTTCAGACTTAATATCTTGTACCTGACGTAGCTTCATTGAAGCCCTACTCTTAGCTTCCTCCACTAAGGCCATGAATGCCTCTGAGGGAAGGTCAGGGATGAAACTGTCACTCATACTCCACTGAGGCATAACAAAGGCTTGTGCCTGTACGTTAGAGCCTTGTAGCGTAGATTCCACTGCTGAATCATAGCTATCAAATACAATAGTGTCATCATCAAAGGAAGTGTAGTAGGTTGGGCCTTTATCATTATAGATAAATAACTCAATACCCGATGTATCAATAATAGTATCTACGTTAGCATTGTCACTACGCCTATTATTCAATACACGTAAGAAGTCATCAGGCTCTAACCATGTCATACGCACATAGTTCTTATTATCCATGTCAAGACGCTTCTTGTCATAGTTAATAAAGGAGAGTTGTTTAACCTCCTCAGCCAGCTTCATGTGTGTAGGCAGAGCTGTAGTGGTAGACGCTATTAACTGTACTGCCCTGTTCAGGTGAGGCCAGTTACGATTACTCATCATAGCAAAATAGGTAGACTTAATAATCTGCGCTATCTGTAATGACTCCACTGTATCATCAATACTATTAAACTCATCTGAGTCTAAGTCATTGGCAATGTCCTGTGCAATATCTAGTAAACTAAGCTTCATGCGCCTACAATCCTATCAATGGTTATAGATGCGGAAGGTGCGAAGTTCCAACCAGCTACAGTTGGAGTTGCTGAGAATAGTCCTCCAGCATTAGTGCCAGAGCTGTCCCTAACCAACTCATACTCAAGCTCAGCTCCTGCTGGCAATACAACCCAAGACTCGATGGAGCTTGAAATTAGTATACCTGCTGTATCAACCGCTGCGCCTACAGAGTTGCCAATTTGTGCACCATTGACAATCGCCCTAGCGAACAAGTCTGCTTGAGAAGTACTGCCAGTACGTCCATACTGGAATATTGCCCTGACACGGTATGCACCTGCTTCATTAAACGTAAGCTTACCAGCCACATCTAACTGAACTGGTGATGACACTGTACCTTGTGCTGCACCAAACTCAACCTTAATTGGTGAGTCTTGTGAAGCTGGTTGTTGTGAAGAGGCTGTACTAAATCCCGTTAGTTGGGTATCAAATGTGAGATTACCCACATCTACCAACCCATTAGGGTCTTTAAACTCTGTTGTACCATCTCCATTGGAGGTTAAGACATGATTAATTATAGCAGACCCAGCGCCCTTAGGCTCATGTCTTTGCGCGTCTACTATATCTTTGTGCTCTATATCAGCCATCTATTATCTCCAGATAATAAAAAAGGGCGGGCCATTTCTGACCTGCCCTTAGTTAGATTAAGCTACAACGTTACCTGCTGGGGCAACCTTATACTTAACTACGATGTTACCTGCTGTACCACCTGTCTGGGTAAGTACACCAGTGTTAGCTGGCGTAATACCTACAGGAGCTGCTTCAGTGGCTGCGATTACATCTACACCACCAACAGTCAAAGCTGTCACATCACCTGTAACAAATGTCTCATCAACACCAATTACTTCCACATTACGTGGGAACAAGACATCTAGGTTCTCACCATCTAAGTTATAAACGAATTCACCTTCATAACCTTCAGTCTTGTAACTACCCTGAGTACCACCAGAGTCACGAGGGCCGTAATGGTTATTTACATTAAGACCTGCACTATCTTCAAAGCTCATATATTATCTCCTATTAAGCAATTGCTGTTGCGTTAGTTGGAAGACAAGCCATTGTATCAAGACGTTGGATACCTAAACCATAACGGGCACGTACTACGAACTCATCACGAGCACGGTCTTTATTACGTTCACCTTCTGCCTTCGGCATACGACGCCATGCACCCATAACAGGTTTACATTGGTCATCTAGAATACACATTGCCAAGTTACCAACACCACCTGTAATAGCAGTAGTGCCATCAGTGTAGTCTGCAATATGTAGACGGTTAGAAGTGATGATGTCGAAGCCATATAAGTTCATAATGAACTGTTGGCCACGAGCCATACCTTCTTCAAGAATACGTTGACCGAAAGGTGTAACGTCGTGAGTGATCTGAACTAAGCTGTTAAGAGTAGCTTCAACCACTGGGTCACAAACAAACACACGGCCTGTATCAGGTACGTTAGCCTTGTTGAAAGACAGACGGGCTTGAATCAACTGAGACAACTCAAACACATTGTTAGTTGCAGTTGAAGGGATCAAGTGAGGCTGACTATTGATGTTGTTAGGTGAACTAGCACCTGCACCACCAGCAGCGTAGTATTCCGCACCAGTCTTTAAGAAGTCAGACTCAAAGGTCTCTTGAATAGCACGAGTGGACTCAGCAGAGCGTTCAGCCATTAAGCGATCAATGTCAGTACCATCTTCACGAAGGTCGTCAGTAACGTACCAAGCATCACCTTTATATTCAGTGATTTGGAATGTGATCTCACCAGTCTCAATTGGGTTGTAAACTAGTGGAGTATCTTCAGCGGCTTCTTGTAAAGTTACAGAACCAACTGTTTTAATGTGTAAGGTATCACCTGAACCGAAGTCTTTAACATCTCGGTAGAAGGTACCCGGTAGTAAACCATCATGTAGGTTTAAAAGGATGAAGCTAGAATATTGTTCCGCTTCAACGAAAGCGCGTGTATTACTTGTAAGTTGCATTTATATTTCCTATTGCACTACGCCAAACTTAGCGTAAACATCTGCCTTAACCTTCTGCATAAACTCTCTCTGCTGTGCAGATGAAGCACCTGACAAGAGAGACTTCTCTGGGCGAGCTAGAGGCTCACGATCCATAGGAGCAGTTGGTGGGATGTTAATACTACCAGTGGTAGCAGATACGCCAGAAGTGGCTTGAGTATTGAATAACGCTAGAACCATCTTAGGGTTCTTAGCTGCCATTTGTTCTAAATCCTGAGGAGTTGTACCTAAAGCTAATGCTTTCTCACGTACTACGTCTCCGGCTTTGTCCCCAAACTTGCTCACCAATTCAGCATTCACTTGTTGCTTATTAGTCACTTGGTTAGCTTGTACTTGGGTTTGTGCTAGCTGTTGCTGCACTAGGGTGGCTACCTGTTCTTCACTCAAGCCTTGACTTACTTGCGGGGTTTCCGCAACAGCAGGTGCTTGGGGTGTGGAGGTGAGCCGAGATACGACATCTTCGACTGATTGTCTTTGTTCTAGCTCTGCTTTTAGTTTAGCAATTTCCGCCTCTTGTGAGTTAACCTGAGTCTTTAAATGCGGAATGTAATCTTGTGCATGAGCTAAGCCGTCTAATGCTTTCTCGATAGTGTCGTACTTCTGCTTGCCTTCTTCCGTCTTAATACCCGATAGCTGGTCTGCAAATGGGTTCGTTGAATCTGGCTGTGGGGCGGCTGGTTGGCCACCCTCATTATTCTGTTCGTTAAATACATTTGTCTGGTCAGACATGTACTGTTCCTTTATTCTGTTATAGATACTATTAGTATACTTACTCCATTCGATAACCTTACCGACTTCGTCTTACTAATAACTATCGTTATGTTTATTATCTCTTTACGTAAGTAATATATACATTAAACGCATATATGTCATTAAAGTTATTTCACTAAATCCATTATCTCGTGCAGAGCACGTTCATAACCCTTCTGATCGGCTTGTAAGTAAGCCCAATTGGGGTTATCATAAGATGTTTTAGCTCTAGACGCAGTAAGAGACGTATCAATTTTATCTTTAAGTAGGAGATCAAGGCGTTGTCGTAGAAGAAGGGAGGCCACAAAGGCCCCCTTTACATCCTTGGCAGCCTGAGGGTCTAACCCTTTAGTCCAAGAAGTCTTCATTATAACATACCCATACCAGTAGTATCTACTTGTGACTCAACCTCTAAGTCCTCTTGCGCCTGTTCAGCTAGAGACTGCGTCTCCTTCTGCTCATTGATAGCTACATTAGGTTTAAAGATTTCATAGCCCTTAAGGTTAGTTACATCATCTACAAACTTAGTCAATTGAATAGAGCTTGTGTGCGGTGCAATCATCTGACCAATAGGGGAGTTGAAGATACCAATAACATTCTGTAAGTCTTGAGTCTGTTGTCCAAAGTGTCTAGCCCCAATAGGTCTTAACTTACCTTTAGCGGTAATATCCTCTTTGGTAATAGACATGAACACTTCAACACCTAGGTCATTATCCATCACCCTAAGAATCTCTGAGCCATCCATATTACGTCTAGCAACTTCTAGCATGTCATTAAGTACAGGCTCTAACAGCTCAATCTCAAAGGATGTGATCTTCTCTTGGAAGATACGTCCAGCAGCATTCTGCAACTGACCCACCTCAAAGGCTGTCTTCTCACCCGGTGTACGGATGCCCATAGCCTCCCTAGGTGCGCCTGCCATAAGCTCCATCTTATCCTCAATAAGCTGGACATCTTGTGTAGCTGCGATAATACCTTGCATACTCTTAGAGACTTCTTGGATGTCACCAGCTTCATCAATCTGAATAGCTTCACCCGGCCCCCAAGCAAACTCATCTACATCACCCAATATCTTCAGCGGTGGATGAACTACTAAGTCCATAGCATCAGCCTTAAGGTTCTCTAGGTGGTCAATACGGTATTGCATACCCACTAGGTTATCTAACGGCCCCATGGCCCACAGGTTGTCAGGACGGAACCTCCAGCCTACATGACGGATAGGAGCTTCACCAAACCAGCTAGGGATGGACTCATTACGCACCATAAGGGATCGGTCAGCAACTGTTACAATGCGGTTAGTACTTAACTCACCTGTAGCTTGGTTGTGGAAGTCCCCATAGAACTCTAGGATTTCTACGTAGTCAGACTGGTAGTATTCATGTAAGTTACCAAAGCCGTCTACAGAGTACCCTGCTGCCTTATCGAAGTCTTCTACAGAGTAACCCCCTAGGCCATTCCTAAAGTTCTCCCTACGGTCAACCACGTCCTTCCAAAAGGCTTGATCTGGGTCTACTTGAGCTAGACGCTTAAGTTCACCAATGGTCTTAACAGAACGTACAATCTTAAAGCTATCCTCAAAGGTACGAGCTAATGGATTGAATACCACATCCATCGGACTAATACGTTTAGGTACTGGCCCTGTGAAGTCAGATACTAGGGAGCCATCCTCAAGCTCTCTGACGTGGCTTTCATACGACGTGGTACAGAAGGCATTGCCATAGTCGATATAGTCATACAGGAGCTTAGAGAACTCTGTACGTACACGGCCTTCCCTCACCTTGTTAGACATATAAGACTGGATAGCATCTCGCTTAGCAATAACACTATCATCCTTAGAATAGCCCATCCAACGTAGCCAATCATCATTAGGGAACAATGAGCTTAGGTAGTTAGAATGTAAGTTGTCTCGGATTTGACATAGCTTAGGTGTTGTAGTTGTATTCTTCCACGGGAGCGTCTGGTTAGTCGTTGTGGTAGTGTCCGTAGCAAATACATAGTTACGTAGCTCTTTCCACTCCTCAATCTTACCATGGCGCTGTTGATTAAACTTATCCCAAAGGTATACAACCCACTTACTCTCATCATCCTGCTGTAATATGCTGGTCAGCTCAGCTACTATTTCTGACATTAAAATCTCCCACCAAACCTACTCTTAGGTTGTTCTGTTGTAAAAAAGTCTTTCATAGCTGTGCCCATACTCTTCGATGGGGCAACAGCAATCTCAACTGCTGAAGCTAACGCATCCTTACAGTCATCGTGTGCTGGACGGGCTTTGATAAGCTCCTCCTCTAACACAGCAGTCCAGCCACCTTCTTGGTGCCAAACCTCTAAGTTATCATAACGATGTTCTAGTGCGGCTGCAATACGCTCTTCCTTTGTACCTTCTGCCCTAGATGGTCTGAACTCATCCACAGAGAGCCTCATACCGTCCTTACGGACATAATCCTTAATAGCATTCACAATCACCTTCTGAGCTACGGAAACCTCTGCACGGAGCTTAGAGAATACCCACTTAGCATGAAGGGCCTTGATGTGCTTGAAGTAGTCTAAGGTCTTATCAGACTTAAACCTGTCTATGTCAACAACGTAAATGTTACCATCACAGTCTACACCGATAACCACAATAGCCGTGTAATCGGCTGTCTTAGAGAGGCTGAATGCAAAGTCAACTGCTGCATAGATGTTTAGTTTACGCCCATTATAGAACCACTTACTACCTTCCTTCTTAAGCTTACGTACATCAAAGTATTGGAACTTGTCCCTACTGATGCGGTCACTGGAGGGGTCATTAGGGTCGTTGTAGTACTGAGAGAAGAACTGCACTCTGTCTGAATACTCTGCACGGATACGTGCTAGTATCTGCAAGTCAAACCCGTATGCCTTACCATCACCACGTACCACCCTAGGCCAGATAAAGATGTTGTCCGTCTCTACCTTATACTCCTTACTAGCCCACACTGGCGCTTGATCTACCTTAACACCATCATCATTGTACACATCGTACACCTGATTCTTCCAAGTGTCGTAGATGTCTGATGGGTGATAGCGTGTACCACAAGCCATTGTAAAGCCACCAGCATTACGGATGGAGGTGAACTGAGAAGCCTTCTTACTTACAGCTTCCCTGCCATCTTCTGTGTATGCATTCTCTGGAACCACCAAGTCATCCGCTAGGACGATGTCAGCGTGCCAACCTGTGGTGTTAGTTGTTAAGCCTGCTGTTGATATGGTAGCATCTCGAATACCCTCTTCAGAGCGCCTAGGGTGGTCTATACTCACCTTAGTAGATGACCACTTCTCCCGCTTACCTTCTTGAGGCTGTACATACTCAGGGAAGTAACGACGGTACACCGTACTGCCTAATACATTCTTGATAGCGTACAACTGTGTGATTGCTAATTCTGCTGTTGCAGATACATACAGCATTGTCACTTCTGGGTGACGTGTAATAATCCACGCACACCATGTAGCTACCATGTGGCTCTTTAAGTGAGCACGAGGTAGCATGATTAATTTATTAGAGGTAAGCCCTTCACCTTGCCCATATAAGGAGTAGTCCTGCATCCACCGGAATATCTCCTCATGTACTTTACCATACATGTAGCCGGGGTTGACAAGGCGAGCGAAGAGGAACAAATCCTCTTTCGCTGCTTCCCTGATTTCCTTGGCTTTCTCTGGCATTACTTTGAGCTTATGGTTAGCTTCCTCTAGCCAATCCAACTCTTCAGCCATTACTTAAACAACCTCACATTATCTTCTTCAAATTCTGCATTAAGAGCTTCCTTAACACGTTGATCTTTCTTGGCTTCCACTTGGCTAGGACGACCTGCTGCCTTCTTATCCCAACCCCTGTCAGCTAACCACTTAGAAGCTTGAAAGCTACCCTTGTCCACTGACTGGTCTATCATGTCACGTACAGCTTGGGAGCGAAGCTTAAGCTCCAACTCCTCCCGCCATTCTTCTACATGCTTAAGGATTTGCCTATTACCACATATCTTCTGCCAATGCTTCCAGCCTAGTAGGAACTTATTGGCAAAGTCATACTCGGTGGGGTCTTCATGCTCTAGGTAGAGTTTCTTAAGGGAAGGATAGACCTTCCCCTTGTAAGTGTAGTCATCCTCTTTGAGCGTGTAGTACGAATAGTCCGTATACCCAATCTCTAGGAAGAGACTTTGTGTTAGGGGAAACCCCCTATCATCTGTAAGTTTTGATTTATCAGCCATCCGCTGTACTTCCTTCTATATAAAATAGTTTACTCATGTTCTTCCTTTATTAGGTTATTCTGTGCAAGTGGCAGCCATAAAATGCTACTGAGTCACCAACATCTGCAAGCTCTGCGGTTACCGTTATGTCTGCGTCAATGGTCACATCTGCCGTCTTGCTCTAGAGTAGTGCACTACGTCACCACTAGACTACCAGCGTCATCTACTGTCACTGTGTATAGCGTACCATTTGGTGACTTCATTACCATGGCATGTGTGTACACCTTTGACCAGTAATTTGAACCACCGCCAAGCTCTTGTACATTGTTACCACCCGGCCTAGTCCTAGTCAGGTCAGATAACAATGCTGTCGCGCCTCCCTCTCTAAGGCGTACACCCGCCCCCGTACCTCTGATGTCACCCTCTGCGTCTGCAATCAGGGCACCTGTTAAAGCTAGCTCCCCGTCTACGTCTAGGTCAGACCTAGTTCGCACCGTCCCGTCAGTACTTAAGCGTAGTGCTTCAACATTGTCGTATTTAACTGATAGTACGTCAGCATTACTAGTGTCCTTCCTAAGCGTCCACTGGCTTGTTCCATCAGTAAGGTCGTTAGTTATCTGTATTACACCATCTTCCCCACCTGTCAACCTAACAGCACTCACACCCTTAGACACCACTATCTCATCATTACTTTCCCCACCTAGTGAGATAAGAGTCCCTGACATGCTAGAGGCTAATGCGTTTATAC